TTATACTTGTTATCAAATAGAATATTTGATTTGTAAAACCAGTATAACTCGCATTAATTTTTGCAAAATACATATTATTACGTTGATAGAAAATAAGAATAATATAAGTCCGCATTAAAATAATATGGTTGTTAAATTCCGATGATATAAATCTTCAAAGGTGTACACGTCAAACTTTTTAGACGCGTAAATTAAAGTCAATTATAATATGCAAATATTATAAATGGCTAGACTACTGGTATTATTTGTATTTCATATTTACAATGAACGGGTAAAATATTTTATTAATAATTGTATATTTTATGACGAAAATATTGATTTTTTTATAATCTCAAATAATAAATCCAATCGTGAAATTATCATGGATGTTCCGTCATATGTGAAGATATTATATAGAGATAATATTGGATATGATTTTGGAGGATGGAGCGAAGCTTTATTATCAAATAATTTATATCAATCATATGATAAATTTATATTTGTCAATTCTTCTGTAAGTGGGCCATTTATTCCAGCTGATTATAGTGGGAAATGGACTGATATATATATAAATGGATTGCGAAATAATATTAAATTGTTTGGAAGCACGATAAATACGCTAAGAGACCCAGTAAATGGCTCACATATTCAATCATATATATTTTCTATGGATAAATCAACGTTAGAATATTTAATTAAATGTGAAATATTTAGTATTACGTCATATGCTGAAACATTTTATGATGCAGTAACAAATAAAGAGGTTTTAATGTCCCGAAAGATAATTGAAAATGGCTGGAATATTGGTTCATTGTGCACCTATTATGCCGATGTAGATTTTACTTTTTCTCGTAAATCTCCACAAGAGTATAATATTGAATTTTTAGATGATATTATGTTTGAAAATTATAGAAATGTATTGTGGAATGATTATCAACTTGTATTTATAAAGGGAAACCGAATAAATATTACAAATAAAAATTAGATTGGGTTTCAGCATTTTATTTTTTGCCATTCTGGAGGGAATAAATCATCCACGCGAATATTTGAACCACTTCCACAAAACCATACATTTGGATAGCATACTATTTTGTCCTTGTTGGAATTGAAATAGGCGCCAAACCAACTAAACGAACTATTTGCAATAATGTTATGCGTACAACCACTCATTAAAAGAATTTGCTCCCAGTCAGCCATTTGATCCGATGCCTTTTCAAATGTCAATAAGGGAAACACTTCTGCTAAGCAGTTGATGATAGTTAACACTTCATTATTATCCTCAGCCTCACAAAAATATATAACCTTCCACTTTTGATATTGACATGACGAGAGAATAGATGTAAGCGCATTCTTATAATAATTAAACCCCATAATCGGATGAAAATGCCCAAGATGTTTATAATCGCCTAAACGAAAATGCATGGAAATAGTGTTTTTTAAATCCATACGATATTTTGCCAAACATTCCGCCTTTTGTTTCTCCAGCTGAATCAACCGAAAAATGTCGTTCTGTCTCTCTTCAAAATATTTATAGCTTTGAAAATATCCGTCGAATATCGTGTGTTCGCTAGACGACAAAAATGGTAGTTCACGATAATCCATATCAGGATATCTAATTATTTTTGTATTTGTAGATGGATATTCGTCGATAGTGAAATTTTTAAGAGATTTCAAAAAGGACTCCCAGTAGCTATGTCGCGGGGTAATAGAAGGAACCAAATCAGTGTATACAAATTTAAATGGCTGACTATGCTTTAGTGAATATGCAATGACCGCAAATATTTGGAATAGCTGATTTCCTAATCCGCCTTTTAAATTACACGTAATCATATACTACTAAGTATAAAAAGATTTGTTTAATATTATTACAATAAAATCTATTTATCTAGCTGCGACCCACAGCCCACACAACCCATAGCCCACAACCCACACCGGACTACATGATATAGTAGTATTTTTGAAAAGCCCTCACTACATCTTGCTCAACGTTTTTTATATGAATTTTTTCCCAATAAGTTGAGTCTTGTAATTCCATCGGTGAGAGAACCCATTCAACATTCGCATCTGGTGAAATCATCTCTTGGAATTGTTTTGCCCGTTCATAATGAAATTGAGATGTCACCACATAGACGCGGTCATATTGCGACCCGTTTTTCTTCAAATAGCTGTCTGCCATGATAAAGTTCTCCGCTGTATTTTGAGAAATCGTATCATAAATAAAGTTCCATGTATTCATTGCTCTTGTGCTATTTGTATTATGCTCTGAAATAATTTTTTGCATTTTTTTTGCTTCGCTTGTAACATCGCGGAATGGGTCTTTTATGCCACCGCTCAAAAACCAATCAATCTGGGCATTCGGATAGGCAGCTGAAATGGTAAGGGCTGTATGAATTCTATCATACAAGATCGCAGTAATATTGCAACCCAACAAGATAATTAATAACGTAAGCATTTATTATTGTTCGACGTATGTCGTATATATTGTATGTATAGCATTATATCATTATATTTTGTTTCAATTTTTTTGGCGCTGGTTTAGGTAATTATTTTCAGGCGTAATATACAAGAAAGCACATGTATAAGTTAACATTAGCCGAACGCGATTTATATTTAGTACATATTGATACACTCATGGACGAAAAGCGCAAAATGCTTCTTGAAAAACAAAAAACGCTTCAACAAACTGCCAAGGAAAATGAATATTTAGAAATGGTGCGTAATGATTACAGAAAATACTACAACCATATAGTCAAACAAAAAGAAGACCAAATAAACGCCATGAATTATTTGAAACAATACATTGATGAAATTATGATTAACGGAAAATTGACAGACGTTGATTTAGAAAATGCGAAAATGGAACAGGACGAGCTTATTCAGGAAATGGACAATATTAAAGGTAAGTTGGACGAAATCATCGAATTACAAACAGATGCGTCTGATGAATCTATTTCAAATTAGCAAGATATTTCCTTGAATATTTTTGGATATTATATGTATATTATATATAATATGTCAAATATAGATACATTAAAAAACAGATTACTTGAATTAAGTAATAGATTAACCTTAAAAGATAAAATGGGTAAGGACTATAAAAAAATTGTCAGCGATAGTTTAGCTAGAATCAAAGCAAAAATTACTAAAATTTTAGCAGACCACAATAAACAGATTCAAGACATTACAAGGGGGTCTACTGAGAATTTAGAAAAAACTAGAGCTGAATTAGCTGCACAGCAAGCACAATTAAAACAAGCAAGTAATGCTGCATTAGAGGCCGCAAAAAGAAATCAAGATAAGCTACAAAATAACTTAGATGATACGAATAAGCAGTTGAATGATTTACAAGCAGAGTTGAATAAACCGAGCCCAGACACACAAAATATGCAGGTTATTATTGAGAAACTTAGGCAGGATTTACAAAGCGCGCAAAACGATTCGGCCGCGGCCAATAATCAAATTGCACAATTAACGGAGAGGTTAAAAACATATGATGGTATTCGGTATAAAATGGATGAATTAGTCAAAAACTTACTTGCCAAGATTGGTGATATACTTGCTCAAGTTGATGCTATGAGCATTAATCAGGGAGATATTACCGAGTTATTACAATTATTAAATGAGACGGAAGACATGTTTCCTAAGGATGATGGCGCTGCGCCTGGCAATGACGATGGAGGCAGTGGTATATTTGGTAATTTATTTGGAGGACCAAGTGCGGCTGGTGCGGGAGCTGGGGCTGGAGGGCCCTCTACTATATATGCTCGCCCCCAGGTAAATGCTGCTGGAGGTCCCAGACGAGGTAATTTCCCTGATCCTAACACCATAATACCTAATCTTAAACGAAATCAAAACGCTGGAAAAACAAAACGTCGTCGTGGTAAGAAGTCCATGCATCGTGGTGGGTATGTTGAAAAACTTAGAGCAAAAAAGAGTCGAAAGCGCTCACGAACAAGTAAACGCCGGAGTGGGCGGCGGTCTACTGCGTCTTCTTCGTCTTCTTCTTCAGCTTCTTCAAATGCCAGACAAAAGGCCATGCAGGCTAGGAAGATGTAGGCAGTCCTTGGCCCATGAACCTGTAATTTGACGATGTTGTAATTGACGTGGGTCTCTACGAATACGCTGAACACGCTGCTGCTCATTGTAAACGCGACGCCAATTACGCTGAATTAAGCGTATCCAATGGGTTTTTATAATTGCGACACGTTCATCGCCACTCAAATAAATACATTCAGCAATCTGTGGTTGAATATATTTATCATCTGCAACTATGTTTGGATAATTGCGTAGAATTGGATGGTCTAGCAAATTCGGCGACAACTGGCCATATTGTTTCTTGTACATTTTGCATATTTTACTTACCTTTTTTATGTTTGCTTTTTGTTTTTCAAATGTCTCCATGACCAAATAATGCCCCTGCACGCTGGCGTCGCTTTCTTTTGTAAACCCATGGAGGTTTTTATTGTGCAACTCGCATATAACTAACGAAAACTTATTTTGACTCATTTTGAGTTAATATCTTTGATAATATATGTTGAATATTAACTATTCCGTTTCATTTTTTTTTACAATGAATATATATAATATACTATGAAAATGCCAAGTTCAGTTTCAAAACTATTAACGAATCGATATGTTCTATATTTAGTCGCTCTTTTAGCGTTATTCAACGTTATCGGGTATATGATGATGGATAAAACTCAAATAGTAATATTATTTATTTTGATTGGATATCTCATGACGCATTTTAGCAAAAATATGGTCATCGTGCTTTTAGTTCCGTTGGTGTTGGTGAATTTATTAACTTCTGGAATGATGATGAAAGAGGGATTTGAAGAAGGAGGAGCAGATGCTAAAGAACCAAATATGGATGGTAATAATAACACCCCAAAACCATCTGCAACACCCGACGCCAATAATACAAATGTAGCATCTGATGCATCTTCTACATCTAATACGACTAACCCCATCATTGCATGCAAAGATGGTGAAAAATTCGATGAGGTCGAAGGTAAATGTGTAGCAACTGATGGATTTTCAAGCGCGGGTGGGAAAAAGGGTGCTTCTCGCGTTGACATGGGTTCTACTCTTGAGCAGGCCTATGACGATTTGAATAGCGTTTTAGGAAGCGATGGAATAAAAAATTTAACGGCTGATACACAAAATTTGATGAAGCAACAACTTCATTTGGCGGAAGCGATGAAAGATATGGGTCCTCTTATGCAACAAGCACAAAGTATGTTAAAATCCCTCAACATTGATGGTCTAGGTGATTTGCCTTCTCTCATCAAGAAGTTCGGCGTGAATACAAATGCTCTTCCCATACCAGGTAAATAAACGGGTCTGAAAATAAATATTAATAGTATATATTATATAATATTTATGAAAAAGTGTCCTCCTGGTATCATTTGTATTGAAAACATAACATTGATTTTTATAGTTATAGCAGTTGGCTTTATTCTCATGCATGTATGGAATCAGCAAAAACCGCAAACACAGAACCAACAAGTTGTAATTAAGGAAGAATCGAGAGACGTTAATGGAGGATGGGGCGGAGGCATGGGTATGGGTGGAGGTATGGGCGGAGGGATTGCAAACGATAT